CGTCTGGAGTTCGAGGACTAGCTCAAGTTGCATTACCTCTTGAATATACTTTAGTTGTGTCTCCAACACCAAGTGGAGTTAATGCAACAGGAAATATAGGATCTCTTGCCTTTACAACAGAACAAGTATTAACTGGAGTAGCAGGAACAGGTGTAATAGGAACATATGCAGAAACTGATGGTGTTAATTTAAGTATCACAGAAACAGGTATTGCAGGAACAGGTGCAATAGGAACAGCAGCAGCGAATCCAGATCACAATAGATGGGGAATTGGTCCTTGGGGAACAGGTGCTTGGGGAATAAGTGATCCAGCTCCTGAAGTTGATGCAATAGGTATTGCAGGAACAGGAGCAACAGGAACTATAACAAGCATAACATTAGGAGTTTCAGTAACAGAAACAGGTGTTGCAGGGACAGGTGCAATAGGCACAGAATCTGTAACAACAACTTATACTTCATGGGGTGATGTGACATGGGGTGATAGCACATGGGGACAATAAAAAATGAATTATACTGAATTGAAAGCAAATATTCAAAATTTTCTAGAGGACGATAGCACAGAATTATCAGACTCTTTAGATGTAATAATAGAACAAGGCGAAGCGATGATATTCAAAAGAGCACCAAATTTGCCTTGTTACAGAAGTTCATCAACAGGAAGTCTTGTTGTTGGTCAAACGAATTATACTATTGCAACAGCAAGAATGATTCGTCAAGTTTCCATTACAAGTTCAAGTGATACAGTCTATTTAAATCATAGAGTTGATTCTTATTTGAATGATTATTGGAAGAATTCAACTACTCAAGCTCAACCTGAAATGTATAGTACACAATCTGCTTCAACAACTGGAACGATTATAAAACTGGCTCCAACACCAGATTCTACTTATGCTTATGCAGTTGATTATATTGCTCCAGAAACTGGCTTATCATCAGCAAATACAACAACTTGGGTTGGCAACAATGCAAGCAATTCTCTGCTAAATGCTTGTTTAAGTGAAGCTTCTGCTTTTCTTAAAGCACCAGAAACGTTATCTTTATATCAGAAGCAATTCGAAGAAGCAATAGCATTACTTCAAGAAGAGATGAAAAGAGATTACGCAGCAGAATATAATGGAGGAATATAATGGCAATATCACAAGCAATGTGCACGAGTTTTAAACAACAAATTCTTGACAAAGAACATGATTTAGGCAGTGACACAATTAAAATTGCTCTTTACACGAGCAGTGCAACTTTAGGAGCAACAACCACAGCTTATAGTGCAACCAACGAAATTTCAGGAACAGGTTATTCTGCTGGTGGTGCTACATTAACAAGTCAGACTGTCGCAACATCAGGAACAGTAGCATATTTTGATTCTGCTAATCCAGCTTGGACTTCGGCATCATTCACGGCAAATGGAGCAGTTATTTATAATTCTACAGCAAGTAATAAAGCGATCGCTGTCTTGGCTTTCGGTGGAGATTTCACAGTAGCAGGAGGAACATTCACAATTGTCTTCCCAGCAGCAGGAACGACAGCAATAATAAGGATAGATTAAAATGGCAAGTTCATATTCAACAAATTATGGCATAGAAGAAATGGCCACAGGCGATCAGTCTGGAACATGGGGAGTAACAACTAATTATAATTTCGATATACTTGATAGAATTGCTGCTTATACTGCTGTTGCTTTGGCAGATGCTTCAACAGCCACTTTAACAGTAAGAGCTGCATCTCCTAGCAGTGGATCTAGTAATGTTCAAAATGGTATGTATCGTGTTATAAAGTTTACAGGAACATTAAGCCAGAATTGCACAATAACAATTGCTCCTGCAACAACAACAGCATATTTCATGATACAAAATGCAACTTCTGGTGGTTTCACTGTAATCATGGCTCAAGGTTCAGCTGCTCAAACAGTTACAGTATCTAATGGCAAAACCAATATTGCGTATTGTGATGGAAGTGATGAAGTTATCTCTATAACTGATAATCTTGCTTTTGGAAATATTGCTCTTTCAGGAAATACAGTTGCCAGTGCAGATGCGAATGGTGATGTTAATATTGCACCGAATGGAACAGGAGATGTTGTTCTTGACACAGATCTTGTTAAAGTTGGTGGTGGTTCAGAAATTGGTGTTCTTAGCTCTAATGGAGCTTATGACCTTACTTTAGAAACGAATTCAGGAACAAATTCCAGTAAAATTACAATAACAGATGCTGCTAATGGTAATGTTTCTGTAATTCCTAATGGTACAGGAGAATTGGTTGTTGGGAGTGCAGCAGCAGCTGGTAAAATAACATCAAGTGGTGCTTATGATTTAGAATTGGACACAAATGGTGGCACAAACTCTGGAATAATTAAAATAGTTGATGCTGCAAACGGAAACATTGAGTTAACTCCAAATGGAACAGGAGAGATTGCTGTGGGAAGTGGAGCAGCTTCTGGTAAAATATCTTCTAGTGGAGCATATGACCTTGAATTAGACACTAATGCAGGAACGAACTCTGGTTCCATTGTACTTTCAGATGGGACTAATGGAAATATAACCATAGCAACTCATGGAACAGGTGCTATTGATCTATCTAATGATGTAGTGCTCCAAGCACAAATGAAAGACTATGCTGAAACTGTATCGGCAGATGGCACTAAAACAGCAGCTTTTGATCTTGATATAAGTGCAGGAAATGTGCATTCTTTTACTGTGGGCAGTGGAACATTTAATGTAGGAATAACAAATGCTTTGGCAAGTCATTCTAATTCTATTACACTAATTATTACGAATGGTGGGGCAGGAACAGTTTCCTTCGTGGCTGGTACAAATGCTGGTGGCGGAAATGCTGTTAAGTGGGCAGCAGCCACAGCACCAACTTTAACAAGTTCTGGGGTGGATGTGATAACTTTAACAACTTTTGATGGAGGCACTAATTACTATGGCTTTGCTGCAGGATTGGCGATGGCATAATGAGTTTAGGAGCAAATAAAGCAGCATTAATGGGTGCATCTGGTGGTGCAGCAGCTGGTTTTTATACATATCAAATAGCTAATTCTATAAGATTAAATGGTACAAGCCAAGCATTAGAAAAAACTTGGGGTTCTGCTGCAACTAATGATGATGCAAAAGCTCTATCTTTTTGGATAAAACGATCTGGTAGTACAGGTACTAATTCAGCATTTGGTAGTACAACCAATACAAAAATATGTTCTGCTGATACTGGTGGTGGTGTTGGTGCTGGTAATATGCTAGAAATTAATACAAATAATCCAACTGGATATAGTGATCAATTTATCTATTATAATGCTAGTGGAGGAGCTAATCATTTAAAAGCAAAATGGAGAGATCCTTCTGCTTGGATGCACATAGTATGGATTTATAATTCTAATGAATCAACAACAACTGACAGAATTAAAGTTTATATTAATGGAGATCAAAAACCTATAGGTGATACTAATTTATGGGATTTAGATGGTAACAATGGCTATCCAGCTTCAGGTACAGCTATAGCATTTGGTAAAAATGCAAATGAAATGCACATAGCTAGGTATGTGTATGATGATGCTGGTTGGTGGGGTGGTCAAATGGCTGATTGGATTATGATTGATGGTACAGCAGTAATTGGAGATTTTGGAGAATTTAAAAATGGTGTGTGGATTCCTGTTGATCCAAGTGGTTTGACATTTGGAAACAATGGATTTTGGTTAAAATTTACTAATGCAAGTGATCCGGGTGAAGATTTTAGTGGTAACAATAATGATTTTACTAATATTGGAAGTATAGCAACACACGATCAGATGTTAGACTCTCCTACCTTCTCAGCTGATGATGGTAATGGTGGTAATTTTGCTACACTTGGTCCTTTATGGCTAAATCCTGCTACATTAACACTTTCAGAAGGTAATTTACTAGGTACTACTTCTGCTAATAGTATAGGAACTATGTCTAATTGGGCAGTTCCAGATGGTGGTAAATGGTATTGGGAAGTTAACTATAGTAATCAATATTCTTCAGGTACTTCAATGTATGTAGGAATTGCTTATGCTAATACTAGTCTTACTGTTGGTGAAACAGCAGATCAAGTTGTTTATTATACTGAAAATGGAATGAAAATAATTGAAAGCACTAGGTCTTCTTATGGCGTACCTTTTGATAGTCCTGCTGGAGATGCTATTATGGGTGTAGCTGTTGATAGAGTAAATGATACCCTTAACTTTTCTTATAATGGTTCTTGGCAAGGTACATTTGATATATCTGGTCTTAGTAGTAATGAGTTTTTTCCTTTTACCATGCCTACAGGAGTAGCTGGTGTACAAGGATTTACTTACAATTTTGGACAAGATGGAACTTTTGCTGGTAATATTACAGCAGGTGGAAATGCAGATGACTCAGGTTATGGTAATTTTAAGTATGATGTACCAGCAGGATTTTTATCTCTCTGTGCTGGCAACCTCCCAACTGCAGCAGAAGTAGATCCTGCAGAAACTTCTGATGATTATCCACAGAAATTATTTGCACCAAAACTTTATACTGGAGATGGAGCAACTACATTAACTATATCTGGAATGGATTTTCAACCAGATTGGACATGGCTAAAAAATAGAGATGCAGCAGATTCACATTGTTTATTTGATTCCACAAGAGGAGTTACAGAATTATTATCTTCAGATTCTAATGCTGCTGAAGCAACTGATGCAGATACTTTAAAATCTTGGACTTCTGATGGTTATACTGTAGGAGCAGATATTAAAGTTAATACAAGTGGTGAAGATTATGTAGGTTGGAATTGGAGAGCAAATGGTGGAAGTTTAACTACAAATGATGTAGGAACACAAACAAGTTATACACAAACAGATCCAAGTGGGGGATTTAGTATTACAAAATATGCAGGAACTGGATCAGCTATGAC